ACTCATGAAGTAAAAAGGAACTCCCTGCCAACGCCAGTTATCGATATAAAGGTCACCAGCGATATAGGTAGGAGTGTCAGAATTAGGATCAACGCCCTCTTCAGAACGGTAGGATTCATATTGACCAAAAATAGTTTTATGCCCCAGTCTAGTTGCAGCTAGGACCTTTGTCTTTTCTCTACGAATTTCTGTAGCATTCATTCTACATGGTGCCTCCATAGCAATCAGAGACAGAACTTGAAGCATATGGTTCTGGAGCATGTCACGAACCACACCTGCACCTTCATAATATTGCGATCGACCCTCACAACCAAGAGTTTCAGTTGCAAAGATCTGAATCTCTTCTATGTACTCTCTATTCCAAAGTGGTTCAAGAAGTACGTTACCAAAACGAGTGGCAAGAATATTATTAACAGTATCTTTACCAAGATAATGGTCAATGCGATATACTTGTTTTTCGCGTAGATGTCGCTCCACCACTGACTGTAGATGATTAGCAGATTCAAGATCGTACCCAAAGGGTTTTTCGATAACCACGCGGGAGTGATCTGGGTCATCTAAAAATCCACACTCCTTAAGATTAACAATTGCATCTTCATACCTCTCTGGGGGGACGGATAAAAAATATGTTGTGTCCGTAGTTTCATCATGCAACTGACTTAAACTATCCTGACAACTAAGATCACAAGAAACAAAATCTAACCAGTGGCAAAATTCTTGTGGATATTCACCAAGAAAATTCAACCAACATTCACGAGTGTATTCTCTACGAGAAGCACCTACAATCAAGATATTATGTGGAAGTAATTCTTTCTTCCATAACTCAAAGAGTGCTGGGATAAGTTTTCTTTTAGCAAGATCTCCAGCAGCACCGAAGATAACTAAGCGTCTAGTGAGCGGTTCCGTTTCCATCATATTTGTCTGATTCATAGTAGACATTTTCACCTTTTCGTGCCCCGAAATATATTGTGGATAATACAAAGGGTATGGCCAACCATTTAAGTAATTCACCGAACATTGTGTCCTCCAAACATGTAGCGCATACCATTCAAGATTTTGTTGCCGAATTCCCCCAGTCTGCGAGAATTAAACCGTTCAAATAGTGCGGCAGAGATAACAGGTGTGGGTACACCAAGATCCACAGCAGCGTGAAGAGTCCAACGACCTTCACCAGAGTCTGATACTCCCCCATCGAACTTGCTAAGTTGAGGATCATGCCGTAGTACATCAGCGGTAAGATCAAGTAACCAGCTACCAACAACGCTACCACGACGCCAAAGCTCAGCCACCTCAACACAGTCAATATCATACTGATAGTCTGCCGGATTTTCCATCGGAGCAACCTCAGCATCCCCTTCCTTAACATATTTGGAACCAAGGTTACCATGATGTAAAATGTTAAACCCTTCGGCATACGCTTGCATGATTCCATATTCTACACCATTATGAACCATTTTAACAAAGTGTCCTGCACCTGGTCCACCACAGTGTAACCAACCATACTCAGCACTGGTTGCATTTGTGTATGGATCTGTGCGGGGGGCAGAGGCAATGCCAGGTGCCAGTGCCCTGAAAATAGGGGCGCAGGTAGATACTGCGTAATCTGCACCACCAACCATAAGACAGTATCCACGCTCCAAACCGTAAACACCACCGCTAGTGCCACAGTCAATAAATTGGATACCCAACTTAGCAAGCCTTTCTGCTCTCCTGCGAGAGTCCTTAAAGTTGCTATTGCCATGATCAATAATAATGTCTCCGTCGCCAAGTAATGGTAGTAACTCATTTAGTGTGTCCTCAACTAATTCTGCAGGGATGACTAGTTGAAAAATACCTGGAGTTTTAATATAAACGGTTTCTCCAGATTTTTCTCCGTAAATAGATTTTGTAGATTTTACTATTTTAACAAGGTTTTCAAGATCAGTGGATACTCCACTAACATAACCTTTCTCAAATGCTTCCTCTGCTTTTTTGTAGTTTCTTCTATAACCCCAGACTTCAATACCTGCCTTCAACATGCGGCGAGACATACCCTCGCCCATTCTACCCAATCCGATTAATCCTACTTTCATCGCGTCTCGTTTTAATTCCTAAATCTTCCAGGCCATGTTAACTGCATTCCTGTAATAATCAATACTATGAAAGCAAATACAAACAAAGTGCTCATAGTGCTTCCCTTACTTTTTCAACAATATCTTTGATAAGACTGACATCAATTCCCATAAACGGTGGGATCATACCAATTACTCTGAAGAAACCTTCAGCAAATAAAGCGATGAAGATGATACCTAAACACATGCTAATCAATGAAGCATTTCTATTGTGTTTTCGGATTGCATCTTCAATCGCTTTTTCTATCAGTCTATCAACCTCCTGTTTGGTATAACAGTGTTCTGGTTTGATCTCATTCATCCTGTGAGACATTAATTTTTAAATCAACGGGATCGGGTTCTCCATTCACTATAGCACATGCTCTAACATAGTAAAAGTTATCCGTAGTTCCGTTTTTTTCAAATGTCTCTTTAATTTTCACCCAGTTTGAGAGATCGTCGGGATGCATTGTCCTTTCCTATACTACAACATTAGTTATGTTAGGCAGTGATACATTTTTGTCAAGTGTGTTCAGTTCAACATAACTATCGAACCTCAAAATCAAGTCTCTTTACCTTACGCTTTCTTCTTTCTTCTTGGTAGAGAAGTTCACTTCTAGAGAAATGACTATCAATCTTCCTCTCCAAATTATTAGTAACCATGACAATCTTATCCATGTCTTTGGCACCTATTTTATTGTCCACAATACTCATCTGGTTGGGACAACCACAGAATTGAGTTTTACTTGCGCTAATTAATTCTTTTCCACAATCTTTGCATCTTACAGTAATCATGGTTCATGTTCCTCCTTGGTGGAAATGCTTGCTGACGGGATCGAACCGCCGACCGCCTCGGTGTAAACGAGATGCTCTACCGCTGAGCTAAGCAAGCGATTAGGTTATCCGTAGGGATTTCTCCCTTGTTCTTTACATAGTTTGAAGTATAGTTTGTAATACCTACCCTTCATTTCATTAAGAACTTCTTTGTCCTCATCAAAACCTAAGTTACCCAGGTGAGCAGAACTTCCTTCTAGTTCAGATAGTAGAAGTAAGATTTTAACTGGATCCATAACAGAAAAAGGACAAGCGGAGTATCGGAATCGAACCGACGACATCTAACTTGGAAGGATAGCGTTCTACCGCTGAACTAACTCCGCATAGTGGGCCTTACATGAGAGAGGAGGTGGTGGTGGTCTCTCTCAATGCCCAGCGACTCAGATAGGACTCGAACCTATGACCGACTGCTTAGAAGGCAGTTGCTCTATCCATCTGAGCTACTGAGTCGGGTGGTAGTTCCTGTCGCCGCTAACCCTGAACTACCAAGGAGGTCACCGCAGTTGAATATGAATTGAGTATTAAGGAATGAACACTAACTAGAGTGTTACTTTCTGAATACTAACCTCGTTCGATGCCGTCATTCATATAGTCAACAAAATCATCATACTGGTCTTCTGAGATTTCGTCAAGTGTAATTACTTCTATTTCTTGATCGTAAGGTGTAATCCACTCATAATACTCATCAATAACTGCTAGTTTATCGTAGATTCTATCTACAGACAGTTGATCATACTCATCAATTCTGTTAAGTGCCCATTTACGAATGTGACTAACAATATCAGATGTCTCCTTCATAATAATCTTTTCGGAAGTACCTGTTAAGGATGTTGCTATTGTAGAACTTTGGCACTCCTTTGTCAATGGATTCGGTGAGAACCCCGTTAATGAAGAGTTGTCTTGTTTCTTCAAAGTTTGTTTTGCCAGGTGTCTTATGTACTGACAAGATAACTCTGTTAAAATTTTGTCTCCCAAATTGTTCAATGTCTTTTTTAAGTTCTGGACAAGACCCATAATACTTTTTCCAATCAGATTCGGATTTTACTTTTCGTTTTTTTCCTTTTGGTGTTCGGAACTTCCAGAAGTATTTTCTACCAATATACTTCCGACCGTTTTGGATATTAGTAATGAGGTAGACAAAACCGAAGAGATCGCCAATATCCTCAGATAAAAAAGCGGTTCCCTTAAACATCCAGGGGTTATCATAATCAATCTCGATATTCGTCAATGATATCTAAAACTCGCCGCAAATATTTATGGGCAAGGTCCTTCTCCCCTTGCCACACTTTTGACGGTTCTTTATCAACCTGGTGATAAAGTTTTTCTACTTTTGCTTTGATCTCACTTTTAGTCATAATATTCCTTGGCATTTTAGAGTTTAAATCCGCTGAATGTGTCCTTTTTAACGTCTTGTTTGATACCACCGACAACATAGGACTCAACCTCTGTTTCTTGTGGTGCAACCTGAAGACCCTTAGAAGAAATCCAGTGTTGTGTCCAGGGCAGTGGATTAGCAGATGCTGCAATATCATAAACTGGTTTTAAACCAACGCCTTTGAGACGACGGTTGGCAATCCATTCAACATACTGTTGTAAGAGTTTGTCATTCAAACCGATCATGGATCCGTCTCTGAAGAGATAGTCTGCCCAACGCTTCTCTTCATTTACAGCATTATCAAATGCCTTATAAGTCCATTCTTCCTCCTCTTTCATAATCTGTTTCATCTCGGGATCATCACCTCTTTTCCATTTGTTTAAAATGTTTTGGGTGATAGCGAGGTGTTGATTCTCATCTCTAGCAATAAGGGAGATAATTTTTGCTGAACCTTCCATGAGTTTAAGTTCACCAAAAGCAAAGCTGCAAGCAAAAGAAACATAAAACCGAATTCCTTCAAGGATGTTGACATTAGCAACTGCTCTATAAAGTTTACGCTTCAATTCACGACGCTCAATAGAACCAGCATAATGACCCTCTGCTGCAAGTTCCCACATCATACCATTGTCATATTGGTGAGCACCTTGTATGAAGTTGTCATACCCCTCTGTGACGCTTGCAGCACGTTCTAGAATGCGTTCATCAGTGACAATCTTATCAAAGACCTCTGATGGATCTGCATAAACATTCTTGATGATATAGGTATAGGAGCGACTATGGATCATCTCCATGAACCCCCAGACCTCCATGCATGCTTCCAGTTCAGGTAAGGAGCAGTAAGGAATAAATGCCATACCAGGACCACGACCCTGAATAGAATCAAGCATGATCTGATACTTTAGGTTAGAAGTATAGATGTGTTTTTGTTCTGGACGTAATAATTGATAGTCACCACGATCCTTCTGCAAAGAAACCTCTTCAGGTCTCCAGAAGTACCCTAATTGCTGTGTGGTAAGTTTATCAAAGATTGGATATTTGTATGAATCATATCTCTGAATTCCCAGAGGTTTACCGAAAAACATCGGTTGCTTCTTGGTATTTACTTGTTCGGTGTTAAAGACAGTCATGCCTTTAACATTAGTTTTCACATCTTCCACTGACGATACCTTAAACTGCACAGGATTCACACTCTCCCTCCTCGGCTTGTTCTAGTTCGGTTAATAGATTATTTAAATCAGACTTCTCCTCTTCAACCTCATCACTCTTGAGATCATTTGTATTTTGATAATAAGAAGTCTTCCAACCATACTTATATGTAGTCAAAAGATCATTTGCCATTACAGAAACAGGGACTTCGTTGTCGTCAAAATGTTCTGGATTATACGACCAGTTACCAGAGATTGCTTGATCAAAGAATTTTTGCATCACTGCTACCACTTTAACATATCCTCCGTTATTTTCCATATCCCACAGAAGAGTATAATTATTCTTCAGTGTTGAATAAGACGGAACAACCTGCTTAAGGGGTCCTTTCTTACTCTTCTTAACGGACAAGTAGTCTCTAGGAGGTTCGATTCCATTTGTTGCATTTGACACAACGGAACTGCTCTCCGAAGGCATCTGTGCGGACAGAGTGCTGTGTCGGAGTCCAGATTCCAAAATGGACTTTCTAAGACCCTCCCAATCATGAGTTAGTTCCTCCGTAGTAATTTCATCTACATCCTTCTTGTATGTATCAATGGGAAGAATACCATCGGCATATTTGGTACGACCAAAGTATTCGCAATGTCCTTTCTCTTTAGCAAGTCGATTAGATGCTTTTAGAAGATAAAATTGGAACGCCTCAGAGAGTCCGTGAACAGCATTCCATGCCTCTTGAGACTCATAACTATATCCAAGTTTAGCAAGATAATGTGCTAGACCAATAAATCCAATACCAAGAGAACGACGTGCCTTGGTTGCAGTTTCTGCTGCTAGAACTGGATAGTCCTGATAGTCTATCAATTCGTCTAGAGAGCGCACAGAGAGGTCACAGAGGTCCTCTAATTCTGCATCACCATTGACTTTACCCACATTGATTGCAGACAAGATACAAAGAGCAATCTCACCCAGATGATCATCAATATGACTGAGTGGATATGTTGGAAGAGTAATCTCTTGACACAAATTGCTCATATTCACCTTATCTTTAAAAGATGAATGAGTGTTGCAGTGGTCGATGTTCATAATATACAAACGACCAGTCTCTGCTCTCTCTTTAAGTAGATCAAGGATTAATTTCTGTGCCCCGATAGTTTTTCTAGGAACAGATTCGTCTCGTTCATAACCCACATATAAGTCGTCAAACTTATCAGTGCCAAAAGCATCATACAAACCTGGTACGTCATGCGGTGAGAAGAGGCTAATCTCTCCATTCTGAATGAAACGTTCGTAGAAAATCTTTGAAATCTGGATTGAATAGTCAAGTTTTCTGACACGGTTGTCCTCCGTACCCTTGTTGTTCTTCAGAACGATGATGTCTTCTATTTCTTGGTGCCAGATTGGAAAGTGGACCGTAGCTGATCCACCTCTGATGCCGTTTTGAGTGCAGCATCTGACAGTCGATTCAAATTTTTTGAGAAACGGAACAACGCCAGTATGCTGAACTTCTCCACCTCGGATTTTACTGTTGATGCCACGGATTCTGCCTGCGTTGATACCGATACCCGCCCTTTGTGCAACATATCTGCCGATAGCCATATCAGAACTAAAGATGCTATCGAGGGTGTCATCAACATCAACAAGAACACAGCTAGCAAATTGTCGAAGTGGAGTTCGCACTCCTGCCATGATAGGTGTGGGAATGTTGATTTTGTGCTTGCTGACCGCGTTGTAGTATCTTCTGACATAATCCATCCTCGTTGCTTTAGGATATTCTTGGAAGATAGTCAGAGCGATCATGATGTACATGAACTGAGGAGTTTCATATACTCCTCCGCCACTTCTGTCTTGAACCAAATACTTATCAACTACCTGTCTTAGACCGGCATAGGTGAAAAGGAAATCTCGGTGATGGTCAATAAAGGAGTTCGCCTTTTCAATCTCTTCCTTGGAATATTTATCAAAGATTTCTTTATCATACACATCAATATTTGTGCAATTCATGATGTGATCCTCAAGATGGGGGAGTTCTCTGCTCCTACCATACAAACTTTTTCTTAAGGAGAACAAGAGAAGTCTTGCTGCGACAAACTGATAATTGGGGTGGTCAAGATCAATCAGATCACTAGCACTCTTAATCAGGATTTCTTGGATCTCAGCAGTGGTAATTCCATCATAGAACTGGATACCAGACTGCATCTCTACTTGACTCGCAGAAACACCTGCAAGACCCTGACAGGCATCATCAACCATTAGATGCATCTTTTCTAGGTTTAGAGATTCAATTCTGCCGTCTCTCTTTTTTACTTTGATACCGTTGCTCATATTCTCTTCCAGGTGTTAAATTTAAGTGTTGCTTCTAGACCACTATAAGTATTTGATTCTATCACAGACTGAACGTCAAGTCCATTCATTACCATATCATTTATGTCCTTATCATCTATGTCATTTGGCCAGATGACTAAGGAGTCGCCACTATCGATTGTTCTACTAATTCGATTGACAATCTCTCTGTTGCGAGGTTCGTTGTCGTATATCCAAACAGGATTGCTAATCCCCCAACAACTGACATCAGCATCAGCTCCGCACATAGCAATCGCGTTGCGAATGAACGTGCTGTCGAAAGGTCCTTCTGTAACATAGACTGGAGCATCTTTTCTGATGTTATCCAATCCGTAGATTTTTGGTGCGTCATCATCAAGCATCACGGTAATATATTTAACAGGGTTTGGTTTTATGGATCTTCCCTGAAATCCAATTAAGTTCTTTTCATAATAAAGAGGAATGATGATACGTTCTTCATCATAATCTTCACTATCAAAGGTTGGTTTAAGACTATTAGCAAACTTCTTAAACTTCTCGGCATAATAAAACTTTGACGGATCAAGTTGTCTTGCAGTCAAATATCCTGCTGGTCTAGGATGTTCTGATGCCTTTGGTAACTTAAGTTTCTTTTTAAACTTAGGTGCCTCAAATTTAAAATCTGGTTCTTCTACTACTGTTCCTCTTCCAGTTTTACCTACCTTGAATCGCTCAAGGACATATTGCTTATGCATTACAGGATCCAGTTTCTTCAAAAAACTACTAAGAGTCATTGAAGCACCACAATTGTGACACTTAAAGTTTATGTCTGCCTTTTTACTGTAGAGATAACCCCTCGTCTTTGACTTATTTTTTTGGGAGTCTCCACAGATAGGACAACGAAAATTATATAAATCTGACTTTACTCTCTTAAACTTTTGAAGTTTAGAAGAGACAAGACTAATGAACTTTGAATCAACGTGATCCATCCACAACAGCAACCACTGGCGTCATTGTAGCAGGATTTGACCCAGATAACAACGGTTTGATTAATTTCATTGTTTGGGGATTTGAAATAAGTGTAATCGCAGCAAGCGCCCCGACGACTCCCCATATTCTTCGCTCAAGTAGTGCAAGTCTTGCACGGATGAGGTCATGATCCCCGTCCATTTTATCACGGAGTTTGTCAATTTTAGTAAAGAGTACTGAGTCAATCTCCTCTTGTTTTGTAATTCTCTCTTCATGTACCGCAAGCATTTTACTCACGTTACTATTTACTTCCCCTAATTTTTCTATTGCAGTGTCAATTCGCACCACAATGTGCTTCAGATCTTCTAATTTTTGTTCTAGAATTGCTACCTTAATTTGCTCTGCCATTTGTAGGAGTTTTTAGGTGGTCTAACCATCTTTTTCTGGAGCCATGACCACCGGAAGCATACTTTCTTCTTACAGGACCTTTCATGACAGGATCAAATCCAGCAGTGGGACCTTTGGCATCTGCTGCACCGGTAAATCCGGCAGCACCAACTGTCATGTCCTCACGAATGATTGCAATGATTCTATCAAGCTTTGTCTGATCCATTGTAGATTTTGTATAGTTCCGACAAACAATATAGATCTGGTTGAAGATCATGAATGTAACACTGAGGAAAGTCTGGTAACTTACCTAGGAACATTATAAATGTCTTCATAGCCGCCCAAAGATCTTCTTCTATTTTGTAGAAGAGCATTGGGGTAGCAGCGTCTCCAAATATATTATATAGTATTATGAAGTGATTTAACAAAAGGTGACTTTTTAGTTGCCCAGTGTTTTTATATCTCTTCAGTAATCTTTTAATATACTTAAAGTGATTTAAATCTTTATCAAAATCTTCTTTCGTAACCGCTTGAGGGTTTTCATAATGTTTAATGGCGAATAGAAGAAAATTTTCTTCGTTCAGTTCATTGAAGATCATAAATCATATATCAATTATTTCTGACCAGGGAAGGCAGGTACGTTGCCGGTGCTAATACCAGACATCGCAACAAGAATCTCCTTCTTAACTCTCAGGTTGCCATCAGTGTCATTGTAGGTTGTAATACCAACCCAACCCACACCAGTTTCATACTGAGTGCCTGATGCAGCTTCAGAACCACCCTCAGCAACACCATAGACAAAGGTGTCTTTGTCAGTGTTAGTTCTACTGAAACTAGAGTCGCCAACGGTATAGACAGGGCACTGAGAAACAGTGTATGCAGTTGCGGCAATCGCTACACCATTCAGACCAGCAGTCGAACCGATTGTAAGTGATGTGGTGCTTGCGATGCCAACGATCACAGCGTCACCAAAGTAGGTTGCAATACCTGCAGCGGCAGCAGCACCAGTTGCTTGTCTAAATCCGAAACGAATAACATCACCTACCTGAGCAGATCCAGTGCTACCAAAACTAGTTCCAGACCCAATTACCTCAAGAGTGCTGTAGTTACAGGTAACAATACCAGTGGAATCTACATTATCATTATTGCCCCAAAGTGCCATGTCTTTCTTCCGATAATTTACTTGATATTAGATATTTATAAAAAGGAATTACTCGCCGTCTCTATTATTGATTGCCTTTGTGACAACCTCCAACAACTGATCATCCATATCAGTTTTAGTTAATTTGACTGCTTTGCCGAGAATAACCAAACAGATTTCGATTAATTTTTCACCTAGTTCCTCGTTTTCAGGGATCTTGGTAACTGCATCAGTAATAATCTTTGATGCTAATGGGAGAAGAAAACTTAACATGATAACCTCGCGTGTATATTCTATATATTCCCCTTAGAGTTTATCAGTCAGATTCGCCAGCTCTTGCTCTATAGGGGTTTGGTTTTTCTGCCCTCTTCTGAGAAAGTCTGTTTCTAATCTTATCAACAGGAGTTACACCTTTATAACCCTTAGCACCAGGAACTTTCTTCTTACCTTGAGGTTGAATTGCTTTACCTCTAGAAGACATCACACCACCAGTCTTACGCATCTCACGAGAGACTTTATCGAAAGCAGATGTACCAGTTCTAGTGCCACCCTCTTGAGATGGTTTACCAGTCTTGAAGTCCTTTCCAGTCTCCTTAGCATAACGAGTGCGCTCAGACACAACCTCTTCACCCATATTTTTGGTGGGTTCTGTTGGTTCTGCCTTATTCAGTTGCTTCTTTCTGTCGCGAGCAATCTTCTGATCAATCATTGCTCTCTTTTTCTGAAGCATGATCTCTTTTGTAGACATGCCTTCATTCTGAGGACCGCGTTCTGCCTCTAACTTGGCAGCAATCGCCATCTCACGACGTTTTTCTTTTGATCTTCCTTTGAACTGGGGAGCGTCTGACTTGTAGAAGTCCTTAATTACACTCCCCATTGAGTCTTTTTTAAGTTCAGTTTCTCCTGAACTTTTTTAAAAGATGACTCCTTCATGTGATCAGCAGCCTTGTAACGCTTATCACCTGCCTTCATTT